ACCCTTATCTTCACCCTCTACTTCAAACTCAAAGTCATCCTTCTTTTGTGCTTCTGCCATGTTTTACTCCTATTTGCGGCTGATTCCACGGGGGTCTTCAACTACTCCCTCGACAGAATCATCGTTGATGATGCGGAACTCACGACCATGAATCTTGAGTCGCGTACCTGCGTGGGGGCGCACGAGAATAAAATCCCCTTCTCTACACCAAGGGCCACTTGGGAACCTTGCGGCGTCCTTATAGCAATCCGGCCCCATCTTCACGACAAACAGAACCGTTGTGAGAAGTTCTTCGTGTTGAAGCGTTAGGTCAGATTTAAGGATTCCACTTTCGTACTGCTCGTCTATGTTAGGAATTCCACACAAAATGCGGTACCCAGAGGGGTCCGGTAACTGCTTGGCTTTTCGGTCATCTGTATCTGGCAGAACACTTACTTCACCGTCTTCCGTTGCGATGGCAAGCTCAGTCATCGTTTTTTTCCATCCTTTCTGCTGTTTCTATAAGAATATTGTTTGCGATTAGGAGTCCGCGATAGATCCCGCAGCCATATTGATAGGCCCCGAAATCCTTTGCATTACCTAAAACCGTGTCCTGCTCTATTACTTTCATTTCCTCTCGTATCTTGTCTGAAAGATACTTAAGTATGTCATTACTCATTTACTGCCTTTCTCTGGTGGTTTGGAACCTTGCGCCCTTTGTTGAGCGATTTGTGAGCCAAGCCTTACACCCTCTAACTCCATCTTAGCGTTAAGGTCGGCTTTGTCTTTTGCGGTTTTGGCGCCAACTTGCATACCTGCAATCTCTTTCTGGGCCTCAATCCGTTGTTTCTCAATCTCAAGCTGGTCTGCCTTTGCGGCGGCATCCAACTGATCTTTAGTGGTCTTGCGTTGCAGTTCGGCTTGTTTGATAGCCAATTCTGCTTGTTGCATCTGCACAATCGGATCCTGTGCGACCTGTTGTGCCTGTTGCTGTGATGCCTCGGCTTGGTTGCGGGCAAGAAGTTTTTGCGCTCCTGCTGCTGCCAAACGAGAGACTTCTACCTCTAATTCTTCCGGCATGTCTTGGTCTGGCGCCGGGTAGGGCACACCAAGTTGTTCTTCTAACTGACGGCGATACTCGAAGGCTACGTGTTCTTGAATGTGTGCAGCCATTGCACCCATCATCTGTCTTGCCATTGGTGACTGACCAACCATCTGAGCAATCTTCGGATCTTGGATAGCAGCCATGTGGACAACGATATGCGCCTCGTGATCTTGATAAATAAACGCCTTCACCGGTTTGCCAGTCAGCACATCCATGTTCTCAGAAACAGGATCACGTGGCTTCTCGTCATCTTTTGTCGGCACTAACTTATCAGCGTTCTTAATACCTAGTACGTCAAGCATCTGCCGATGTAGGTATGGGAGGTCATAGAGTTGTGGCGCCTGTTGGGCCAACTGCATAACTGCTTGGTACTGAACCACCTTTTGCGACATGGTTGCCGCATTGGGGTCACTTACCGGGATGACATATACCTGATCGTAGTCAGATTGCTTGGCTCTACGATTGCCTTCTGTTGGCTCGTATGAGTAATCCTCTGGAGTGTAATCACGGATAATGTCTTTAAGAAGCTGGAACTCTTGCTTCATGCTGTAGTGAATCCGCGCTTGGACAGCGCTCATCACCTTTAACGTGCGCTCTAAAATTGCGAGCGTTGTCCCTACGGGGGACTGGGCAGACATGTCGGATACCTTCAGATCCGCTGCACTAGCGAATCTACGACCTTCTTCAACGATGGTGCCCAGTAAGCTGTATAACACCTGTGACGGCTCCTTATAGGGGAGCGTCATGATGTTGTCTTTAATTGTGCCGGAGGCTACGTCTACATCACGGAATTCCGCCGGAGCGATTGGCGTGTCATCGCCCTTAACCCGAAGACCTTTAGTTTTGAATCCTCCGGGGAGATTAGAGAGAGTACCCGCGTCAACAAGTTGGCGAATAATAGAGGTACCAGACTTAGCAAAAGCGCCAATGAGATGAATAAGACCAAAAGCGTAGAAACCAAATCCCGGGATGTATGAATAATGGACAAAATGATTGCGTTTTTGTTTAGTATCATCATCTGGATGCCAATTGCGACGGATCGCTAAGACGTTCTGGGTACCTTTTTCGATAGTAACAACGTAAGGCAGAGCAATACCCGTTGGCTCGCCGTCCTCGTCCTTGTCTTCGTAGCCGGGCAGGTCCATGTCCACATGCATCTCAAGGATCTTGTACCGATCATCGGATGAGGCACGGAAGCCCATCTTCTCAGCGATCTTCTTCTCAACCTCATCGAATGCTTCAACTGGATCACCAAGTTCTACATCACGATAAAAGCCTGCAACCTGTAACTTACGTAGCTCGTTCTCTGTCTTACGCATTACATGGGTTACACGTTGCGAGGTCTGGATGTTAGACGCCCCATACGGCACCACTACATCTTCAGCAGGGACGAAGAGGGATACCTGACGCTCAATACTTGGGTCGTAGTACACCTTCTTGAACGCATTACCTGCCAGCCCCAAGCCCCACAGCATGCGCTCATGCTCAGGCCGATACTCCACCATCACATCGGTCAACTGATAGTTCATATCATCTTGAACCCGTTGCGCGGCTTCTTTTTTCTCTGGGGTTTCCTTGCCTATGATCTGAGTCTTAACAGGACCTTTGGCTGGGAACGTCTCCATTATGGTCTCTGCTTGGAACTTAACCAGCGCCTCACTTAGTAGCGGGTGGTGTACACCACAAGCCCCGGGCCAAGGCTCAGTCCGGTCTTCAATCTTCATGCCCAGCAACTCTAGGCCATCTACGTATGTCTGCATCCAGTCCTTGCGACTCGATGTATCTTCTTCAAACTCGCCAATCAGGTCGTTACATAACTCAGTTAACTCTTCCTCGTCCATCTCTTCAGCGAGGTTGGCGTTAAAGTCGTCCTCAACTTCTACTTCTTCAATCTCTAATATAGTCTTCCCATCAATCCCAATACGCACAGCCTCGGGATCTTCAATCTCTATCTCAAGAGCAGGCTCATCTTCCATCTCTTCAAGATTTAGTCCTAGCGGGGCTTGCCCTAGTGCTTTATCAATCGCCATATTCTGTCCTTAGTAGTAACCCTCAAACTTGCGCCTGAATGAAGGTAATTCATCCTCTTCGTCTAATAGGGTACGTATGTACCCACCCTTGCGGAATCTCATCAACGCAAGGGACACAGAGTCCACATAGTCATCATGCTCGCCCGCCGGGAAAGATGCAACCTCCTCGATTACTTCCTCTGCCCAGTGGGTGTTCGGTGCCCACACTCTACCAGAGGCAAATAGGTCAGACACAGCGTTCAGACGGCTGATCTTGTCGTTACCCCGGCTTGGTGTGAACTCCTGCACGGGTATCCCCATCGCCCGCATCTCGTATATCAGGGGCGCACCAGAAGCCTTTTTCTCAATAATTACGCTATCTGGACTCCACTCTTTATACTGGTCAATCGCGGTTTGTTTTAGTTTCGGAAACTCCATGCGCTCCCGAAAAGCGTTCAAAAGTATGATGTTTGCCTGCATCATCCCCGTGTCGTCTGGATGGTAAAAAACTCCCCAGTGAGTCAGGGCGCTGTAGTCGGCTCGATTGCTTTTCTCAAAGGCCGTATCCCATGCCATAAGGGTAAAGTCACAATTGGGCGCATCGTCGTCCTCCCAGATCTGCCACCACTCCCGCTTCACAATCGCTGAAGACTCAGAAGTCGGGTTCTGCTGGTACTGGGCCATCCACTTGCCGTGGGGCAGTTCCTTTTTAAGGGCTTGGAGTTCTTTGATATCCCAAAACTCAGGCCACAAGGGCTTGGGCGGGTCGTAATCTTCGAAAAGTGCTGGGAATTCAATGACTTTCCACTCGTCGCTGTCGCGCTGGGCTGCGGCTTTGAGCACCTGCCCGGTCAGGTCCTTCTTAGACCACCGGGTCATAACGATAACTATGCTCCCACCCGGCTGGAGACGCTGCCGCGGGCCTGATGTGTACCACTCGTAGGTCTTATCGTAGATCTCGGGGTTTATTTCTGCGAGGGCGGCTTCTTGTTCCGAGTGAGGGTCGTCAATAATGAGCAGATCCGCGCCTTTACCGGTAACAGCACCCCCAACACCGATAGCGAAATACTCTCCACCCTTGTTAGTCGCCCACCTGCCAGCAGCCTTAGAGTCTGCCTGTAACTCAACTCCTTGAAATACGCTTCTATAGTTTTCTTGGTCAACGAGGTTTCTCACTTTCCGCCCGAAACCCACCGCCAACTCGGCAGTGTGGCTGGTCTGGATGACTTTTTTGTGGGGGTACTTGCCTAGAAACCAAGCCGGGAGCAGGTAGGAGGCGAATTCTGACTTGGTATGGCGGGGAGGCATGTTGATAATCAGCCTTTTACACTCGCCACGGGCAACTTCTTCGAAAGCCGCCGCCATTTTGGCGTGGTGCCGCCCAGAAATGAATGCGGGCCAAACCTCTTTGACAAACTCCATGAAATTAGTTCCCACAAAACTCCGTTTTGCCCGAGCAGCCAACTCATTTTTGAGGGCAGAGATGTGTAACTTAGCGCTTGGTGGGGCATTTTTGATCGCTAGTTCTAGTTCTTCGGGAGTAAAGTCTGAAAGTGTGCGCTTCGCGCTCATACCCGACCCAGTTCTTCGTCCAAATCAACCCCCAGCAAGGGGTCCTTGCCGTCCGTCACGGGTATTGCGTGCCCCATGTACTTAGAAAGGGTAGCCACCAACTCGGCTTCTAACTCTTCGGTGGACTTATTGTTGATATTGACCTCTAGGCGCTCTGTAAATAGCCCAATTTCTGAGACTTTTCCAAGTAATTCCAGCGCTTTTAGTTGCTCAGAAGGCTTGGCTGGCGGGGCAAGCGCCGGTTCTCCCGTGGGAAGTTTGATGGTTTTTGGGTTTGGATTAGATATATCTAAGAGCCGGTTAACGATGTAGTTTCTGGCTTGGATATTGGACTCCAAGACCTTGTAGTCGTACTCGGTAACTAAGGCTTTTAAGTGAATCGCTGCTGCCGAGGTGGTCGGCACTAGAGCGGTCATCCCGCCGTCATTAAAGATTTCTCTGGCTTCTTTGCGATCAGCCTCGTCAACCTCGATATTGGCACCGGCTTGATTAAGAAAGTCTGCGGAATTAAAGAATGCTTGCGCTCTTTGAGCGATGTCAGCGGGCGTCCCTTGAATCTCGTGGATCAATGGGTAATCGTGCGTTGTGGGTACAACTGTGATCGGCATCGTTTGCAGTCCGGTTTGTGGGTACTCCAATGTCCCGGAACTTACAACGTATTTCTTTGTACGTCAAGGGGTGTGGGGGACTTGGATAACCCCAATCGTCAAAAAAGGGCGCCCCCACGAAAAAATTATATACCCCCCGGCATAGATGGATCCAAAAAGACAAGGGGGGTGTTTTCCATAATAAGAACTAAGTTAGTGCTGGCTAACTTTGATAGGGGGTGGGGGGTCATTGTTGTACGACGGTTATATAACGTGCAAAACACAGTAAATGGGATAGGTATATGGGACCCAATGTCAATTTGGGGGGTGGGGTAGTAGTGGGGTTTGGGGTTAGGGAATTCCTATCGTGCGCCGACTATTGATAGAAATAAATGTGTTGAACTAATAGACTACGTTGTGTTCTAATGTAGTACACCAAGCAATAACGCTAGGTGCATTTAAAGGGGAATTAAATGAGCACATTGAACATATGGAACTTAAAAGACGACCTGCGCCGATATGGTTTTTGGTATTGCGTATGGGCAGGTAATAGTCTGTGGGATATCTTTGTGGCTTCAAGGATGAGCCGTCACGACAATGTTTTAAGGGGGAACTAATATGCAGAAAGTATTTGATTTTATTTCGGATCCCGGGCACGGCTGGGTGAAAGTACCTTTTGAAGTGCTAACCGATTTATGTATATCGGAAACGATATCGCACTATTCCTATATGCGTGGCAAGTTTGCGTATCTCGAGGAGGACTGCGACGCGTCTCTATTTCA